AAAAAAGCCCGCCTGATATAGAAATTACTTGGGCAGGGTTATTATATGATCACGGCATCCCTTGGAAAATCTATGACTTTTCAGAGGAAAAAAAGAAAGACACTTGGAGAAAGATATGAAAATTAAACACTTAGAAGAAATAGGTATGAGTTATTCTGAACACCTCTTTCATGCGTGGAGAATGAGTATTATTCTTTTTGTGCATGGTATTGCCCCAATGTTATGGAAACACAAAGTTAGTAATGAAATAATTGATTACAACAATAGCGTAGAAAAAAGATGAAAGATAAAGTTTTAAATAGTATTGCAATCATAGGATTTTTGGTGTTTGTAGCTATGCCACTACTTGCAGGATGTAAAGCAGTACATGAACCACTACAAGGTTTATGCTATACAGATGAGAGAGGAACATACCTCTGTAATGTTATAGATTCAATAGAACTGGAAATTGAAAGAAAATTAGAGGAAGATATAAAAGAACATTATATAGATCCACCAAAGGAGATTTTTGACGAATGTTTAGACGAAACACAAGGACATTTCATATGTCAAAAGATAGAGAAAATAGCATGATAGATTACCAAAAAATTATAGACAAAATGAATGAAGGCATTATTTTATTAGAGTATACCAGTTTAGTTAGTGGTAAACACAAACAGAGAGAAGTAACTACTTGTCATAAATATTTACCAAGAGATGCACAAGTATTTAATAAAGACTGGACACAAAGTTATGGCGATCATGACGGTAAGATACTTTGTTATGACTTAGAATTTAAAAAATGGGACGATATAGATGTCGACACTATTAAACGCTGGTCAGAAATAGAAGGAGACTGGAAAACTAAAATGGCAAAACAATCTGATCTTAATTGGGATGGCAATGTTTAATGTGCGGATTTGTAGGAACAACTAATCATCCTTTAATAAACTTGATGATAAATAAACAAAAGCATCGAGGACCAGATGCTCTGCATTATTATGCTGATAAGCAGTTTAGCTTTGCTCATGTATTGCTGGATATTAGTCAAGAAAGGCAGTTACAACCTTATGTTACCCCAAAGGGGAATATACTATTATTTAACGGGGAAATGTATGACACGACAATTCCTAACGATACAGAGTGGCTAGGGAAAGCGTTAGACAAGTATGGATTCAAATTTTTAGAGCATACAGATTGGCATGGATCAATCGCGTGGTACCTACCTAAGCAGGGCAAATTAGTTCTAACACGAGATCATTTTGGGGCTAAACCTTTATGGTGGCGGTGGGATGGAACTCACTTTGAATTTAGTACTACTTTGACTAGTTTTCTTAGTAAAGAAATTGACCAAAATGAATTGACGCCACAACTATTAAATAATACTCAATCTTTTGGAGACAAGTGTATATATAAACAAATCCATAAGGTAGAGCCAGGCGGCTGGTTAGAGTTTGATTTAAACGATAATTTTAAAGTGCATAGGAAAAATCTATGGGACTATTTTATAATGGAGTCGGAGCCCTTAGATACGGCAGAGTTTAGACATAATATTAAAAAAGCAGTTCATAAAGTTTCAAAAAACAAAAATAAAACAGCATTATTTCTAAGTGGTGGAATGGATAGTACAATGGTTGCCTCGCTTTTACATGATTGCGAAATAGACTTAGAAATTTTTACAATGGGGTACAATTTAAATCAAAAAGGAAAGTATTGGTCTCAGAAAAATTATGCTGGAGAGGCTGCTATGGCAGTTAAAACTGCTGAAGACTGGGGATATAAAGTACACCATTTAACACTAGATAAAGATGACGTTGATAACTATGGAAAGATGTGGTTAGCAAATACACACTATTTATGGGCGGATCATAATAGACAAGCTCCTAGATACTTACTATGTAAAGCAGCTGCAGACGTAGGGTGTAAAGTAGTATTAAGTGGAGATAGTGGAGATGAGTTATTCTCAGGATATCTTCATCATAGTAAAAGATTTGATAAAGGTTATTGTGAACAGCATACAAGATTTATGTCTAAATTTAGATGGTTTCCATATAGAGTATTTGGAGACGATCATTTGAGTAATTCTCTTTTTTCAGATTTACTATGTACTTCTGAGCAGAATATTTTAGCAACAGATCAGACTGCTGGAATGTTTGGAATGGAAAGTAGAATTCCTTTTTTGACCCAAAGTTTTGCTAAGTATGTATTAAGTATAATGGGTAGTGTTAAATTTCGACAGTCAATAAAATACGCAAAAGGAACAAATAAATTTTTAATGAGAGAAGTAATGAAAGATTATTTACCAGAACATGTACGAACTAGAATAAACAAAGTAGGCTGGTCTAGTCCATGGGATAATAACCACCCTGAGCTAACTCATAAATGGAAAGTACAAGCATTAGAATTTCTTAAGACACAGATTAAATGACAAAGAAAACATCACAATTATGGGGTAGATATAGGACAACTACCTATGACTGGTACCTAAAATGGCTAGCTAGTATAATTATACTTTGTGCTATGTCTATAAGAGGAACACCAGCGTTAGCCCCCTTAGATTTACAGTTATCTATAGTGGGAGTTTTTCTATGGTTAATAGTGTCTCTTGTATGGAAAGATAGAGCTTTAATTTTACTGAATGGAGTAGGTCTTTTATTTCTGGTAAAGAATTATATACTAATGATGGGGTTATGAAGGCAGTTTATGCGAATAGGATACAAATTGAGGGTAATGCTAGTTTACTTGAGGCGATGGAAAAGGAACTTACATATACTTTACCTCCTCGTATGCCGCAAGATCCCCCTATGGTTTTAAAAACAATTAGACCTTTAAGAGAAGGTTTAGTTTCTATACCAATGGGAAGAACGGATTTAGTACCCGCTGATTACGATATAATCGACAAGCGGGTTAAGGTGCCTGCAAGCTTTCCCGAGTTTAGGTTTACTTTACGGGCAAGTCAAAAAATGACTGTTGACGAGGTAGATGACAGTGCCATAATTAACGCTTGGGTAAGTTGGGGAAAGACAGTAGCGGCTTTAGCAATAGCTGCGAAGCTTGGTCAAAAAACACTCATAGTAACCCATACAACCAATTTGAGGAACCAATGGGAAAAGGAAGTACAGAAAGCTTTCGGAATACAAGCTGGCAGAATCGGGTCAGGTGTCATGGACACTTCGTCTCCAATAGTAGTGGGGAACATCCAAAGTTTATACCGACGTGTCGAGGACATAAAACATTTGTTCGGGACAGTTATTTTAGACGAGATGCATCATGTGAGTTCACCAACCTTTACTCGTATTATAGACGAAATGCCTTCAAGATACAAGATCGGCTTGACGGGAACACTTGAACGAAAAGATGGTCGGCATGTAGTTTTTAGGGATTACTTTGGGCATAATGTTTTAAAACCGCCTAAAGAAAATTACATGACTCCAAAGATTGATGTTGTCAAAACAGAGATACGATTCCTTGATGGCTCTTACACACCCTGGGCTGAAAGAATAAATCATCTAGTGAATACTGAAGAATATGTACATACTGTAAGTATGATTGCGGCTAAATATGCTGCTGAAGGACACAACGTATTAGTAGTATCAGATAGAGTTGCATTTCTAAAAGTTTGTCATAGACTAGTAGGAGATAATTCAGTATGTATCACAGGGGATATGGAATTTGGAGAACGAGAAAAAACTATGAAGTTAATAGGAAAATCTAAAAATATACTGTTTGGAACACAAGCAATATTTTCAGAAGGTATATCTTTAGATGCTCTTAGTTGTTTAGTGCTAGGCACACCAGTTAATAATGAACCTTTACTAACACAGTTGATCGGTAGAATAATAAGAAAAGTACCCAATAAAAGACAACCCACAGTAGTAGATATTCATTTAAAAGGTAAAACAGCAGGTAGACAAGCAAATGCCCGAATGGGTTATTATATAAAACAAGATTATAAGGTTAATGTATTATGAAGGGAGTCAAAGGGAAGGTGTTAAGCAACAAAAAAATAGTGCTTGACAAATGCTTGTTATTTTGGTATACTATATGATATATTATAATTGGAAAAAGATTGTAAAAGCGAGCAACGGAAACGTTGCTGACATTATAACAATACTTAGAATAATTACATATAAAATTACACCTAAGAATTACTATGATAAAACTTTTAAGTTTTACGAAAAGAATTTTGGTGGTAATAGTTTTCTGATAAATCCAGATAAACTATTAACTATTGGACGTACACAATACAGTGATAAAGAAGTTGCAGAGTATGTTGGTATCGCATCCTTCCGCAATTATCATGAGTACGTCAAAAACTTAGATACTACATTAGACCTCATTTTCTGTAAAGTTAGTGAGGACATTATTAAGCAAAACAGACTGCTCAAAGTTAGAGATGGATTTATTCACTTTAAGTTTGAGGAGACAACAACGGAGAAAAATTATGGCAATTAGCTTTAATACCACAAAGGGCTCAGCCCAAAAAGAAAAAATTGAAACTTATAATTTCAGTAACAAAGAGGATCATAGTATTCGTCTAATAGGCGATCTACTTCCTCGATATGTTTATTGGGTTAAAGGTGAGAACAACAAAAATATTCCTATGGAATGTTTGTCGTTTGATCGTGAAAGCGAAACCTTTAACAACAAAGAACATGATCACGTTCGTGACTTCTTCCCCGATCTAAAATGCGGATGGGCTTATGCTGTTCAAGGCATAGACCTAGCTGACAATAAAATCAAAGTAGTAAATCTGAAAAGAAAACTCTTTGATCAAATTTTAGTAGTGATGGAAGAAATTGGAAACCCAACAGATCCAGAGACTGGTTGGGATATCCACTTTAAAAGAAAAAAGACTGGACCACAGGTATTCAATGTAGAATATCAACTTCAACAACTGAAGTGTAAAGCCAGAGAATTTACTGACGCTGAGAAGGATCTCACAGCTGAATTAAAATCTATGGATGACGTACTGCCTAGACCTACCCCAGATGCTCAACTTGAGCTTCTTAAAAGGATTACTGCGCAAGAGTCTAATGATACTGTTGATGAGGAATTTGACGTAGCATGATTTTATTCACAGCTGATTGGCATTTAAAATTAGGACAAAAGAACGTTCCTTTACAATGGGCTTGCGCTCGTTATAAGTTGTTTTTCGACCAAGTTAAAGCATTAGAATTAGACTGTGACATGCACATCATAGGCGGGGATTTGTTTGATCGAATCCCCTCTATGGATGAACTCACTTTATATTTTGATTTTATTAGTGGTGTAACGATACCTACTGTTATTTATGACGGTAATCACGAAGCTACTAGGAAAAATAAAACTTTCTTTTCAAATTTAAAGAAAGCAACAAAAGATATAAACCCCCTCGTTAGTATTATAGATACTACAAAGATTTACCTTAAAGAAGGGTACGCTATCTTACCTTATGCTGATTTGCATAAAAAAGGTAGTATTGAAGCGATTAAAGGCGTATCACATTTATTTACTCATGTAAGGGGTGAAATTCCACCTCATGTGATGCCTGAAGTCGATTTAAGTAGGTTCGATAAGTTTGATACCGTTTTTGCAGGAGATTTACATGCCCATGCTAATACGCAAGGAAATATAATATATCCTGGTAGTCCAATGACTACATCATTCCATCGAGCCAGAGTTCATACGGGTTATCTACTAATTGAAGATGATTTTTCTTGGAAGTGGGGAGAATTTGACCTACCCCAGTTAATCAGAAAAACAGTAGATGACCCGAATGACATGCTCCCTACGGAATGGGATCATACAATATATGAATTAGAAGGAGATGTTCAAGATTTAGCATTAGTGAAAAACTCTGAACTCCTAGATAAAAAAGTTGTAAAACGAGAACTTCAAGCAACTTTAAATCTTACTCCTGAGATGACTATTAGTGATGAGCTAGTAGTATATCTACGAGATATATTGAGTTTAGATCAGAATAAAATTAAAAACATAATAGGAGTGTATAGTGATTATTCTACAAAAGCTGAACTGGGATAATTGTTTTTCTTACGGTGCTGGCAACGAAATTGATTTAGCTAACGCCACTTTAACTCAGTTAGTAGGAACTAATGGAGTAGGAAAATCGTCTGTACCCCTTATTCTTGAAGAAGTATTATTCAACAAGAATAGTAAAAATGTGAAAAAAGCAGACATAGCTAATAGATATGTGAATCAAGGTTATGATATTAGTTTAGATTTTAGTGTTGACGGAGATAGTTATAATATAACAGTATCAAGACGAGCAACTTTAAAATGTAAGTTAACAAAAAACGGAGAAGATATAAGTAGTCATACTGCTAGTAATACTTATAAGACAGTATTAGAAACATTAGGTATTGACTTTAAAACTTTTACTCAATTAGTTTATCAAAATACTAACACGAGTTTGCAGTTTTTAACTGCTACCGATACTAATAGGAAGAAGTTCCTAATTGATTTACTAAAATTAGACGATTATGTCGCGTTCTTTGAGACGTTTAAAGAAGCTGTAAGGATAACTACTCAAGATGTTATAAGGCTAAACGCAAAAACAGATACAATAGTTAAATGGTTAACAGACAACAAATTGGAGACTATGACACTACTTGAGAAAGTGAATTTGCCAAAAATCTCGGAAAAAGATGAACAAGAGTTGCGTTCTTTACAAGTACGACTGGAAAATATCCATGAGAAAAATCGAAAAATAAATGATAATAATAATCTGCTGGAAAGGTTAAAATCAATAGATGTAGAGCAAGATCATAAAGATTTACAAAAGTATGAAAAGATTAAACCAACTTCAAAATTAGTTTCTAAAATTGGAGGTATGAAATCTCGTAAAGAGCAAGAGTTATCTATGAGTAAAAAATATGAAACTCTTAGAAACAAGCCAAGATCATATGATTTAAAAAGTAAAGAAGCGGAAGTTATGACTTGTCCTACTTGTGCGCAAGAAATAGATATGGAGTTTGTAAACGACCAATATGATAGACACATGCTACAGGTGGCAGGACACACAATAGCAATAAAAGATGTTCAAGAAGAACTAGAGGAAATAGAAAATGAAAATCAAATACATAGGGCGGCAGCCAGAAGAACAGGAGAGTGGGAAACC